ACTAGTGACTCAGCGATCCTATCAAGCTCGAACGAATCGAAATAGGACCAATGCTTCTGGAGCATCTTGGTTCTGCTCAAGGAGTAATCCTCCCTCGATAGAAGCTCCTTTAGGAATATCGCCGTGCCTGGAGCTTGTGGAGATCTCCCTCCCCCCATTGAAACCCGACGTGCTCCCGGGACGAAGTCTTGGCAAGCGATAATGGCTTCGCGGATGTCCAACTCTTCCAGAACCAAGTCGGTCTTTCTAGAGAGGGATACAAGCATCGCAGCCTTGAGAACGTGATCGTGCAACCTCTCGATGGTTCCTGTGCTATCAGTATAGTCTGCTCCAGAAAAGTCACGATACCAGTTGTCGTAGATCTCCTTTCCATTACGAGACCAAATGAACTGACCCCTGATTTGGGACAATTCTCGGAGATACCTCGCCAGCTCTTTCGGAGATGCCATATCAACTGGCCTCTCCGTGAGAGGATTAATTCCAGACTTCTTCTCCGCATGGATGATGAACGTCCTTGCGACGAACCCACCACCGAGAGCATTATCAGGGACCGCGTCCCTAAAGTGAACCTCATTAGATGCTCCGATTAAAGTTAGACATGGATTCTTCAATGTTTCTTTGCCACTAGCTTTTGTCAAGTTATCAAAGTCTGGGTTGTAATCTCCATCGTATAGGTCAGTTAGGATCGTTAGAGCTTGTTGATCTTGGATGATGAAACTTGCAAACTCAGACGACACAAGGAATCCAACTGCATCCGTAATTGGTCCGTCTGTCCCTTCGAAAGTTCTAGCCGTCCGAAGCTCGGTAATGATAGCCTGTATCGAAGCTCTCCCTGTGATAATCCTTGTATTGTTGACCTCGCGCACCAGCTTGCGAGCGAGAGCAACTGGAGGTCCCTTTCGTATGCCGGACTTTCCGACAAGGAGCACATAGATGTTTGGATACAGCTTGTAGTAGAACTTATCGAGGAAGACATTATTCTTGACAACACCTGCTATCGCTGCTAGTCCTGCCCAATAATAATACTTCCTCGGACTCTCGGACTCCCTCGTGACCTGAAGGAGTCGTTCGATCCATGTCATTACGACTCCAACTTGTAATCGTGCATGTTCTTGCATCCCGTGCAGCCCTTGATCTTGCACTCCTTATAGGTCTTTCCAACCTTCGCCTCTGCTGGAATGACCAAGGATCCACGAGATAAGGTGCATCGAGAAAAGTCTATAGGGACCTCCAATTCTCCGATCATAATCTGGATGTATCTGTTCACGTAATCGTCTGGCACTATACCGAGTAGAGCGTCGTGCGCTTCTAATGCAAAAGGAGTTTTCCCACCGATGAATCTGGGAATAACCTTATCCTCTCTAAATCGATCAAGCGCGCGAAACGCTGAGAACCTGACGTGATCCGGAACCGTCGATTGCGGTATATGAGCAAACGCTTCCTTGAAAAGATCCTCACCCCATCGATCGAAAAACTGACGGTATCTACCGAATGGAGTAACCAGTGTTCGATTGTTTTCGTTCAACGCCTGAATGATCTCCTCGTGGAATACACCTCGGATGTTAGGAGAGAAGGCGTGGAACTTATCCAGGATCTTACCAGCTTTCCACTCGGAAATGTTGATGTTTATATGGAACTTCTTCGCATCTGTGTTGACGATGTTCATCAACCTATGCTTTTTCATCCCATACCCGCCCGCGTGCCTCGTCGTCTTACCGATGAACCTGAGTTCGGTCGTGATTGCAGGAGCGGGAACATCGAAGATCCAATGAGCCGTTAGACGATGGACGTCTTCCTTGCGCGCGAAGAGATCGAGGAGCTTCTCATCTCTAGCTAGGAGGGCGACAATGCGGGCTTCTGCCTGAGAGAGGTCGATCTCTACGAAGGAGTATCCGGGATCAGCGATGAAGTAGGATCTTAGCTCGACTCCTATATCACCATGCTTCGTCATCGTTTGGAATGCGAGGCCAACTTTGGTCGGACGAATTGGAGGTTTAAGGAGACTGTTTGACGTCCTCCCGGTTTCAGCTCCACAGATCCGAATGCTAGTCCGCATTCTTCCGTCATAATCTGGTTTAGCCTCAAAATAAGTGCCTTTAGATTTTCTGAGTCGTCTAATGAGAAGGATAAGTTCAAGTGCGCGTTTTTGTTCTGGTTTTTTGACTGTGTTTGCCTCAAGTGCGACAAGTGTATCTTCATCGACACCTTGCCTCTGAGGTAGCTTGAACTGTTTGAAGAGGAGGACGGAAACTTGAGGAGGCGAATTGGAGTTGACTTCCCATCCTGCGATTTCGTTAAGCTCTTTCTCTGCGAATTTGATCTTCTCTTCATACTCCTTGATCAACTCCTTCCGACGCTCGTTGTCGACCAACAGACCTACATACTCAATGTCCCTGTAAAACTCATGCAGTTTCATCTGATAGCCGAAGAAGAAACTGTCGAGCCAGTTAGGAAACCCAGGGACTTGCAACTCCTTTGCTGCTTCGATGAGCTTAAGGAAGATCTCGTAGGCGACGACTGCATCCTTGGCGTTGTAGTATAGGAGTCTATCGACCTTGTCCTTCTTCCAGTTGAACTCTTTCCCCTCGTCTTTATAGTAGGGTTCCTTAGTGTAGATACTAGCGAGGAATGCTTGACTCTTCTCGAACTCACAATGGATGGCTGCTGCTAGGAGCATGTTATCGCAGTAGATGTTTTTGATCTTGATCCCGCAGATGTTCGCTAGTTTGTCTTCATCAAACTTGATATTCTGGCCGATGACTAATACGTCCTTTCTTGAGAGTAACCACGCGATGATCTTCCACATCGCGGCTAGCTCATGGACAGGAATACCCTCCAGGTTCTGCCACTTCATTATGTCGAGAAGTGGTATTGAGACGCCATGCCAATCGTTGAATGCTAATGCGATACAAACAGGGATCCCATAGACCGTCTCTATATCAACCGAGACGATCTTATTAGCATTAGCCGGGTAATACCGCTCGATGTATCTCTGGAGCGCAACAGAATCCCGGATGATTTCCAAGACCCTGTGCGGAGTTTCCAATCTCTTGGTCTGACTCTCCTCCAAAGCGCGCGCCAGATCCATCTTTACGATGTAGCGCATCCCATACTTCATTGCTCCTGGTCCGTCTCCTTCGCTGTGGAGGAAGGCGGCTGGATGGATGGTGGGGAGGACCTTATAGTCCATGCTGCTCGACGGAAGTAAGCTCCCTCGATAGAGTTGGATACCCGAAGAGCCTGTCCCCTTCCCTGTGAGAGTTTTAAGAGAAAGGTTACCAAGTGCAATGATGAGATTTGGGTTGATTTCCCCGATCTCATTCCAGAGCTGAGGTATCCCTTCTTCAATGGAGTGTCCAATAGTCTTGAGTTGTCTAAGGTCGTTAAAGGGAGGTCGATACTTAACGACATTGGTGACGTAACAATCGGAGCGTCGAATCCCAACCTCCAGTAGGAGTTCGTCGAGGAGTCTACCAGACGGGCCTGAAAATGGGATTCCGGTTTCATCCTCATGTTTGCCCGGAGCTTCGCCAACAATGACGATCTTGGCGTCATGTGGTCCTTGCCCTCCGACGTAATCACCGATTGCCATCGAGTGCCTTGATCAGATCTTCTAGTTCGTAATAGACTGGAATCTTGGTGTCCATTGCAAACTGTAGCTCTTGGACAGCACCTTTACTATGTTGCCATCCTTGAACCATCAGGATGTGTGTGCATCTCGCAAGAACGGCTAGGTCGTATGCCATCCAGACTTCGTGGCTAATCTCGAAGGCATCTTTGTGGAGAGCAGTGAAGTGGGGACAGAAGGATGGGATCCCCTTCAGCGTTAGGTAGTAGAAAAGGCGGACCGCTTTCTCTACGTTATCCGTAACTTCCATCCCATTCGCCGGAGAGATAGGACCAGAGATATACACGAGGCAGTTTCTCATGAGTCCTCCTTGAATCCGATCCTCTTACACCCCTTGACATAGGTTTCTCGGTCCCTTTCAATGACGAGCCAGCGTCTCTTCATCTCCTTTGCTGCCTGTGCCGTGACAAAGGAACCTCCGAAAGGATCTAGGATGATGTTCCCCTCGTAGGAGATGTCACCTATGATATCCTTTACGAGGTCTAGTGGCTTCTCGTTGGGATGGATTAGCGACCTGACCGGAACTGCATCGAAGGTCTTGAACGATGAGATACAGGTGCTGACCGTGAGCGCTGGAGATCCTTTGACCGCAACGATGATGAACTCAAAGTCTCGGTCATACTCCCATGGCCTGACCCCTCTACGCGAAAGGGTCTTGAGCTTGTGCCAGATGAGATATGTCTTGGAGACGTTGAATCCGATGTCTTCCAGCTTCCCTCGATGGTGAATGACCTCACCCTTGTCACTCCTCGTGTCATAGCCGCAGTAGTAGACGATGTCGTCGAACCCACTAAACATGAGCAGGAACGAATCAGTCTTCATCACCCGATAGCATTCGCGCAGGACTGGAAGAGTCCGTTGATCTATCGCTAAGCTAGGGTCGAAGAAGAGGATCCAAGGTGGGTCCGTAACGACGTGGTCTATCGAGTGCGATGGGAACTTCGAGAGGATGTCGGCAGAGTCACCGAAGAAGGCTTGATTAACTTCAAAATCTGAGCGTAAACCTGCCGACGCTTCAGCTTCGTATCTCTTTGCAGCAATTCGGACAAGTCTGACCGCAGTTTTCTTATCCTTAACATTTCGTAGTGAAGGGTCGAAGCTAACTGCGCGAGCAAGCTGTAGGTCTTCTGCAACCGGACCGATTGCCAATCCAAGCTCGCGAGCAGTATCTCTAATACCCCATCCGGATTTTGCCTCGTCTCTCTTTGGCCGACCCTTCTCGCTCGCTCCGTGTTGTTGTTGTCTGAGATCGTGGAGTGCTTGGACGAGGACGACCTCTTCCCACCATGGGAGGTTATGTCGCTTGAGGTTTTCGTGCGCGCGTATGATCTTCCCTTCTGTCTCATCAACATCCCTCACTTCTGCGTCTATCTCTAGCCAGCCTAGGATCTGTGCCGCACGGACCCGCTTCTCCCCTGTCGCAAGAGGATGCTTCCCAGAATCGTTCGCCGTGCGAACAATTACGGGATGAGATAGGCCAATCTCTTTGATCGAGTCAGCAAGATCCTTTACCTCTTGTTCTTCTACGTCTGGGGATGGATCGAAATCTATTTGATCCAATCGTAGCTTCATCGAGATACCTCCAAAGAAGGGGGGAAGATTTCTCCTCCCCCCAATCCACCTATCGAGGCTTGACCCTGATGACCCTAGCGTGCAGATTGGTTTCCCATCCACCCGCTTCTTCGATCACGAGAACGTCCCCATCCTCCACGGGAACCTCCGGATCTACTCCAGAGATAACGATGAATACCTCTTCGTTACCCTTGCCGAAGTTCTTGAGGTCGGAGATGAGTTCATCGATGGTCATTCGCCCGAATCTCCTTCCTCGTCGTCATCGTCCTCGTAGATGCTGTCATCTTCTTCATCTTCGAGTTCGAGCGATGGACCCCCTTCCTCACCAGCGGGGAGGTCGGGGTTGAACTCCTGAGGAGGAAGAGGAGGACCACCAGGTTCCCCCTCCGGCAGATCAGGATTGACAGGTTCCTCTTCCTTGTGCTTGTGCTTCGACATGATACCCCCTAGATAGCGTCGAACCCAGCGCCCTGTGGAACGGGAGCGGCAACCCCCGCCGACGGTGCCCACTCGTCCACCGAATTGCGCGGCGGCTGCTGTCCGTCCTTGCCCCGGTTGGTGACAATGTGAGCCTTGACCGTCTTGCCCACCTGACGCTCCCAATCGAAGCTGGGATCGACGCCCGTCTCCTCGGAAACCTGACCGCCGCACGCCTTGACGAACGAGATGCCGCCCTGCGGGAACTTCTCGGAGAACCAGTTCTTGACCGGAACACCATCCGCATCGCCTTCGAGGCCGACGATATCAACGACGATGTTGGTGCTCTCCTTGTCCTTCGCCAGTTCTTCCTTGACCTCGACGACCTTGACGTTATACCAACCAGGTCGAACGAGCTTCTGAGCCTTGACGTCGGTGGGCGTGATGTTGAGTCGAATAGCCATTGTCTTTGTTCCTTTCGTTCTTTCGTTTGTTAGAGAACCGGCTGCTTCTCAACTTTGTTCGTCGTTACCTCCTGTAGCTTGAGATTGTGAGCCTCGCATACATCCTTGATGATGGGATACAACTGCCTATTGGTGATCTCGATGCGAGGTGGCAGGGGCAGGGCCGTCTTAGCCATGTCCCGACCCGTGGGTTGAGTGATGATGAACCGCGTCGGCGGGAGATCTGGAGCCGAGGGAGGTTCGATCCCAAACTGATAGATCTCGTTGAAGTAGATCGGGACCAGACTAGGAGTCTTGGTTCCGTATGCCGCGATACTCCTAGCTTTCCTGAGAGTATTGCCCCCATCGCTGACTGATTTCTCAATCGGATGGGCAGTAAAGATGACATGACAGGGCAGGATCTTCGATACCTCCAGGACCTGCTGGACCAAGCTCGTCTCTCCGTTGAACTCGTCCCATGTAGGAACCTGTATCCCACCCGCAAGTTTCTTGCCCTTGCCACCTGCTCCTTTGATTCCCATCTGAAAAGCAACAGAGCAGGCGGTGAATGCTGTGAGAGAATCTATGACCACCGTAGCCCAGGGACAATTACCCTGTAGATCCTCGTATTCCCTACAGAACTCAAGAAGGCCGATGACTTCTGATCCACGATTCTCGACGCCGACGGTAATGTATTCAATGTCGGCTCGTCTCGGGTAGAACTTCTTGACGGGCTGCATCCTACCATCGAAGTCGAAGAACTTTATTGGACCCGGAAAGCTAGCTGCTGCAACCGTTTTCCCATTCCCGTTATCGGAAATGAATAGAGCCATGATCCGCCCGCCGAGTTCAATGTCTATCGTTCTTGGCATTCAACCTCCTTATCTCCTCGTAGAGTTTCCTGTCTTTCTTCTCCGCCCACTCGACCATCCGGCGACCTATGTTCCCGACGATCAAGCGGATGAAACTAACGAAGTCCGCTAAGAAGATCATCGAGGCTCTCCAGAATGTCGGCAGTCCTCGGTTTCTTGGTCCCCTTCCGACCCTTAGTGCAATCGATACAGTGAGGCTTCCTCAGCTCCATGTTCTCTCGGTTCAGAACGAACTCTCGCGCGCACCGATTACACTCACTGTGTTGTCCGAGTGCGAACTGCTCGAAGAGATAGTGACGGCAGCCCGGAAGAACACACCGGAAAATATCCTTTCCGCTATCCTTGAGAGTGAACCTCTGATAGCGGTGTAGGTGATTCTTGTTGGTTTTACGTCTCGCCATTATTGGAATCCTCTGAAACGTCCCTTTTGAATACAGTCCTGGACGTTTGCTTTTTGGTCTCCGAAAAACAGATGCTCTGGATTGAAGCACCTTCTGTTGTCGCAACGATGAAGAACTTGCTCGGGACTGTAGATACTGTGTCCCAAGTATATCATCGCTGCAATTCTGTGGACGAGAACGGGCTTGAACCCATACATTGTTATCTGCCCATACCCATGAGAGCCGACAGATCCGGTCCAATTCCAACAACCAGTGTCAGGATCGATCTCCCGTTTGCTTTCGATTCGATCTTTCAATGGTCTATAAGTCGACATCGTCGTCATCTCTGGTATGAGGAGACCACGGTTTCCCCTCGAAATAGAAAGCTTGGAGCTTGAAATCCCGGACATCAGGAACCGAGCTACAAACCTGAGAGAAGATACACCCTGAATACTTGTCGCAACTTGTGAAGTTGGGCGGGAAGTAATCCTGGTCAATGTAACCTACGAGAACGTGGACCCAATAGATCGTGCTACGGACCCACTCCTTGATAAGATCCTTCTCATAGGACAGGAGTATGCGTTGGAATCTTTCAGAGGTTCCCAGTGTCTTTTGGAATCCAATTCGATTTATGATGACATGATTGACATCCAGTGCCCAAGCATACCCCATGAATTGATTGGATAGTTTAGATGGTGTTGATCGTCTGCTCGCTGTCTTATGGTCTACGATGAATACCCCATACGGAGAGGGATTCACAACTACGAGATCGATGATGCCCTCGTAGATGATTCTCAATCCTTCTCGCTCCTCAGTATCTGGTCTTTCATAGATGACCTTCGAGAAGGGTTGCTCAACGTCAAGGATATCCCATCCATCCTGTTGCCAGAATAGAATGTTCTCCTTGAATTGCCTGATGTCTTCTTCGCTGGTTGAAACGGAGATCGACATCGTTGCAGCCGCGCGCCTACCTACCTCGACGCATTCGGTTATGAGGATCGAATGCTGGGAGGATTCCTTGGTCCGCCCCTCTTTCCTACCACGATAGTAGTGAGCTAGCATCTTGTGCATGAGGTCTCCCTTTTCGAGAGCCTCAGCCTTCTCGGTCGGTCGCCAGTTCTTGAAGAACTCCAAGTTGACCTTACGGCCACAGGCTTGGAGCGTATTCAGGATCTGGCTATCCAATGGGATCTCTCTCATCCTCCTGTCCTTCTCTGAAGATACCGCATACGCTTGCGGATCGTCGGCATCTTCGGTTCCTTGGTGAGGATCTCGTCTGCGATTCCCCATGTATCGTTTTGCAGACGAGTGAGCTTGTGCTTGAGACCTCGAATGATTCTCTTGAGTTCCTTGATCTCTTTGTTCTCTCTTACTTCCTGCTTCTTGATGATCAGAAGTTTACCCATCTATGACTCCCATCCGTTAAGCTCTTCGAGGATCTTGTGCTCCTCGTCAAGCTGACCCGTATCTGTTAAGAACTTCTTCACCGCCGCACGACGGATACCTATGTCCAAACCCATAACGAGAACATCGCGAGGCATCTGATAGTTGAGAGCCATCTCACAAACGGCCATAAGGATGAGAGAAATGCGCGCGCCTTTAGCTAGGTCTTGTGGTCTATCAAGGGGCGCACCCTGGAGCTTATGCATCCCTGCCTCGAAACAGTGCTTGACCATCTGATTGTCATCGAGAACCATTTCCAAGCTCTCGATGGTGAAGTTGATCTTGCTACAGATAACGCACATACTCCCTCAATTCTCTTATCAAACCCGTGATTACCACGTAGGTTTCGTGATCCTTTCTGTCTATCCATCCCATGCCCTCCAGATATTTCAAGAGGGCACGGGATTCTGTTTCGTTAAGACTAAAGGTTCGAGTGGCCGCAGTTACGACATACTGCGAGGTCCCAGTCGTTCCCGCATTTGGGACACCCGCGTTTCTTCGGGGCGGTTCTTTGCATCGGAGCTTGCTTCCTGACCTCATTGAGGGGGTGCCACGATCCAACCGCGAGGAGTTCTTTGACTTTCTCTTCTGACCAGCCATCGACAGCTCCTTTGGCGCGCACCCACCACTCTCGGGATAAGGAACGAACGTAGTCGTATCGACCGCAACAGATGATTGCTTGGATCCCCAACTCAAAATCGAGTGGCTTGTAGTCCGGTCGAACGTCAGCTCGATGCGGAGTCACGATGATCAGTGTATTCCTCTCGTGGCAATCAGAACAGCATGAGCTATCGTGTCTGCCAGAGATAACGTCGAATGCGTCGCACCTGATGATATACACGCCATCACCCCAGACTTTAAGAGTGGAGAAGAAGCAGCTCATACCTCATCTCTCTTACCAAGACCAACCTCGACCAGTTCCCTTCCGTGGGTTTGATATAACATGGTCGCAGTGTTGGTAAGGACGAGGAGAAAGTCCAGGTTCGCCGCAAAGACGTTGGCGATGACTACCCAGAAGTCTCCTTCAATCCTACTGTTCGAGAAGATGGTTTCGATGGCAGCAGGGAGCCTTGGATCTATCGGCTTGTCCGACTTGTTGTTCAGCATCGATCTCATTGCCGCCAGTGCTACCCTACGATTGACTTCGTTATTCGTGATCTGCATTAGTTGGATCCTCCATGTCATCGAGAATGCGATTAGCCATCTTGAGAGCTTCAGACGCGCGCTCCCTAGTGGCTTGACTAGTAGCTCTAATAGCTGGGATGAGGTCGGCCAAAGCCTTCACAGCCTTGATCCGATGGTAATGAGGAGCGTCGTTGTAATACCAGGACGTTCCCATCTTCGTGTCGGTAATCACCAGACCCCATCGCTCTCGCTTCTCATAGGAGAGGAGGAGGTCGGTGCCTTCGACACGGATAGAGGTCTTGACGGAGGGTCGGATCTTATTGATCTTCTCCTCGATAGCTCGCATCGTTAGAGTGAATTGCTCTAACTCATATTGGAGAGCCTTAGAGACTTGATCCAATTCTGAGAACTTACCCAAGTTCTTCCAGCTCCTTCCTGTATCTATCGAGCGCCTCTTCGAGAGCTTTGATTGCCTTTCGATCTGCCTCTCGATTACGGGACCAAGAGATGAGCTGAGCTAGGTCCCACTCAAGACCCTTGATCTTGACACTCAGATCGAACTTTCTCGTATCGTCTCCGGTCATCTCAGCCGATCCTGTTGAGGGAAGTAGACATCTGCTGCGTGATTTCCTGTATCTCATCCAGTAGGATGGTGGTCTGCATACGGATCTCGGACCTGAGTCTTTCGAGAGACATCTTACCGTCTACGTAGTCCTCGAACGCCTGATCGATTATTTCCATTAGTTCTTGTCTTGTCATTTATCCTAGTCCTTACAGAGTGAACACCAGAACTCTTTTGGTTTTGAGAGATCCCCGGAGGGATGATATACCAACTTACCGAAGACGACCGGTCGGAGCTTCCCGCATCCTACGCAGGTCTTGGCGCGCACCCTATTCAGGATGGCAAGATATAGACGTTCCGCATCGTTATCGGTAAGAGGCATCTTCTTGAGGACCGATACAAGATCCTCTATGATCTGAGCCTTGGGAATCTGGACCGGACCCCTCGTAATGTCGTAGATGGAATCCGGTCCAGGTATCCCCGCATAGACCCACGATGGATTCTTCTTGTTATCGTCGGCCAAGTTTGAACTCCGCGATTGACTTCTTCGCGCAGCATCGAGTGCAGTAGTTATGATACTGCGAGTTCAATTGCTTACAGAACTTACAGATCCATGTCACGGACGACTGCCTCCAGCTTCTCCCGTGTTTCCCGGATGCAGAGGTCAGAGAGAACCCTCGGCTCCCATCCCCCGAACTCGTGCCTTACGAGGAAGAGTGTATCCTGTGGTGCGTTGATCTCGCGCGCCTTGTCGATTCGATCTTCGAGATTGTTCCGCATCCCCGGCATGAGCTTAGCCCACGCTCGCATGTAGACGTAATCCTTACTCGGCTTCTCCATTTACCTCTCGCTCTTCCAGATCTACCTGAAAGTGAATGTCGGTGAGAGCCTTGATCGCGCGCTCAGCTTCGAGAAGGCGATTGATATCTACGATGGTCACCTCCTCGTTGAGCATCCCCTCGATGGTCCAGACCTTCTTCGAGTAGCCACGACCCTGTTTCTTTCTGGTCGTTGCCTTGATGACGACGAAAATCCTGGTATCTCCCATTATCTATACCTCCTTGGAGTTGCTTGAACGCTCTCCCTGAACGACGTGATCTTCTTCTGCTCTTGCACGTAGTTGATAGCCTTCAGAGCCTCGGCCTCTCCAATGGTATCAACTGCTTCCTGAGTAGATTCGAACTGGTCGATCACGAGTGAGGCGATCCCGTTCGGAGTTGATACGATCCTATCGAGGGTCTTCATTTTTGAACTGCTCCATTCCCCGATGTTTGCGCCACTTCTCGATCTTTTCCTCCGACCCGCAGCAATCCATCGGCGCATTGTTATAGATGGCCCGAACCAGTTCAATCAAATGCTCTTGATTGTTTTGGTCCGCCTGAGATACCGCACCAAACAGGTTGTTCGAGAGGACGGCCTGAAGGAATGATCCCACAGGCCGACCCGTTAAGACGTATGCGATGAGTGCTTCTCGGGTCATAGGGGGAATATCGTATTTATCTATCCCCTTGATGAACCGATTCTTGTAGGCTACGATGTCCATGTTACCCCTTTGGTCTGAGATTGGCGTCTACCAGAATGTAGACGATAAATGCTAACGCCAAGAATCCTACGATGATCCAGCCCAATTCCTCTCCTAGTAGTAGGTTACGACGTTGCCCTTCGTGATGATCAAGATGAGGAATATCAAGATGACCATCAGAAGCATGAGAGTTTCCTCGACGACGTTGTCCTTCATTTCTTCTTCCCTCCCTTAAAGATCTCGTTCCACTTTGCCGGGGTCATTCCGGTCTGAATGAACTCCCTCTCATCCTGCCCGAGATAGGGAAACGTGCGCTGGACCAGCTCTCCACCGATCCAGTTCCCCCACGATGTTCGTATCTGATCGAAGCTATGCTCGACCGTGATGGAATCCTTGGTCTCTAGCTTCTCGATGCGAGTGCCCTCCTTCGCCTCGGTTAGACGATAAAGGACACCCCACCTGTTCCCAACGACGACCTTCTTCATTCCCGTCCCACCTCGATGTAAACGTTACCGTAATCGAACCAATCGTCTCTCTCGAAGGCCCAGAGCTGGACTCTCTTGCCCAGGACCTTCGAGATGATCTGGAGAATCTCCACGTCGGAGAGAGTTCTCACTTTGTCCCCCAGTAATCACGATACACCAGAGCGTAGAGCTTAGGCGTGTAGGTCAGTTTCTCTCCATGCTGAGTGCAGAAGTGTCCAACCTCATTGCCTCTACGATCTTCGAGCTTGCGTGAGCATCGGACCACGTTACCGTTCTTCACGATGGAGTTGTCGCACTTCATCACTTGTGCCTCAGAAGGATATGCAGGAACAGGTGATCGGCGTTCGCGCAGGTCTTCCCACAGTAGGAGCAAACCTGCTGCTTCTCAAGAGCCTCTCTCCGGATCTTTTCGAGTTCGTCGTATGCTTTCTGGCTCACGCGCGCACCCCTAAGACAAAGAGGACGATATAGAGGATGAACTGAAGGACGGAAAGGCAGAACAACACAATGCTCTGCTTATCCAATCTAGCCGCGTCATCGAGGGAAAGGACCGCCCCGACAAAGCTCATGAGCACGCCGAAGATGAGAATGAAGTTGAACATTAGAAGGGCAGCTCCTCCTGAGCGTCGAACCCCGTGAGTTCCAACTCGACGTGACCGTTCCGGATCTGCTCCGCGATTTTGCAGCGCCGCTCGACCTCCTTGACCTTCTTCGTCCTGTTGAGCCAAGCGTAGTCCTCGTTATCCGGGTAACGCTTGTTGACGTAAGCCTCGGCCGGGGTGCGCGACATCTGGAACTCGTAAAGCGCGTCCATGATCAGGAACTTGATCTCGTGTTCCGTCATGTTGTAGTCGTCGTTGAGTAGCTTGATCTTGATTGTGATGGGCATTAGTTACCTCTTCTCGTCTTGTAAAAAAGGGATCGCGCTCTCCAGTAATCAGAGGGCTTCAACGATCCTTCCGTCGCTTGGTTGAACCTACGGTCGGTTTCTTCCTTCTCCGTCTGAGCCTTGTCGAGATACGTAGTCCAGGATACACGACGAGCCACCGCAAAGCTCCGGTGAGCCTTGCAGTAGCCGTCCTGCCCTACTTTGTATAGGGCCGTCTTATCGCAGCGAGAGCACTTCATCGGACGATGTGGGACATGAGCCTGCCCGTCACGGTGTTCATGATGGTCAGATTCTTCCAAGATTTCCTAGTGTCCCTCTGTCGCTGAATGTAGGCCGCGCACTCTTCGACGGTTCCCTCGGTCCCCGGCACTGGCTTATAATCGTAGCCGGGCAACTCGCGCACTACAATGCAATCCTTCTCCATTAGACCTCCCACTTCTTCAAACCCTTGATACGAAGGATGTTGGCGAGTTCCACCATCAAGGAGGACTCATCCCACGGTTCTTCTGCCCCATCGAGCGTATTCTTGACGATCGCGCGCTTCCGTTCCACTAGCTCCGTGAGGAAGTCGTCAATCGTCCCGGCTGCGATGGCGTAGGTCACGTTGACCTTGTCGGCTAATGATCCGGGCCGGGGGAAGCGCGCTTCTGCCTGCTCCTCATTCGCCGGATTCCACTGTCTCTCCATGATAACGCAATCTGAGCAAAATTGGAGATTAAGACCTTCTCCTGCCGCCAGCGTTGACGCGATCATGATACGATGGTTCTTCCCGGTAGGCTCCTCGATCTGAGTAATCGTGCCGTCGTCGTTCGTTACGACCCTTGTCTTGACGCCCTTGAATTCGTTTATGACCTCTTGGCGTCCGATCATATCGAGATTGGATGTCAGGAGCAGCGGCTCATCCATTGCCGCTTCTTTCGCGAGATTGGATAAAGCAGCGAAAAGGCCCGTGGCACAATCCTTATGATGCAGGAAAATGACCAGCTTCCGATCATTGGAGAGCAGGAACTCCTCGACGAACTCTAGGACGCCCTTGATCTTCGCGACTCCGGTAATCCGCCGCATACGAGCGAAGTATCCCAGGATGTTCGTGATATCCCGCATGGATATCTCTTCGATCTTGTCGGTATACTCTTGGAACTCCTTGATAGCGCGCTTGTAGGCTTCGAGGTCGCCCCCTTCCAATTCGATGTAGCGAAACTGCCGGAAGATCTTCGGAAGATCGGGAAGAACCTCGTCGCGAGTGTATCTGAGGATGAAGTCCTTCGTCTTCTCGTGGAATCTCTCAGCGTTCCTGAGCATGAACCGGGATCCAATGGGTCGGCAGTCGTGAGCGATGAATCCAGCTTCGGAAGGGAACATCTCAGGTCGAACCATATGCAGGATCGTTGCATACTCCGCCGCGTCATTCTTGATGGGCGTTCCAGAAAGCCCCATGATCCTAGGCTTGACGGGATCGACGAAACGCTCGATGCCTTCCTCCGGGTCTGCGATGTTGACCTTCTTGACCCTCTGCCACGCCGATGCAATCTGCTTTAGGGCACGGGTCCTGCTAGCGTCCGGGTTCTTCATCATCTGGCACTCATCGATGCAGATGTGAGTGAAACGCGCACAGAGTTCATCAGGCCACAGGATCTTAGGAACCTTGACCTTCTTACCCTTCTTGCGGTGGTAAAACTCGTCGCCCTCTAAGCCAGCGGCCTGCATGATCTGATATTCACGATCGGTGTCAGGCCGGAGTAAGCGGAGCGTATCGAACGAAACGATGAAGATGTCGAAGTAGCCGAATTGTGGCTT